GATAGTAATCACTACCGTCTGGCCCAAATTTAAGCATAATTCCTTCATTCTCAAATCCCATCCACTCAGCAAACTTGACAGCGCCTGGATTCCCTACATGAATACTTGCCTGTACACGGTGCAAATCTGTTGTTTCCAGTATACTATTAAATAGCGTCCTAGCATACCTAGCTAATGACAGCCTCCAACTCGGCGCATGTTTAGACAGAACAACCCAGCCTTCGCCAACGCCATCCCACATTTCGTGTATTCCGCCAACAGCTATAACTTCCTTGTTGCCCATAATCGCATAGCCTACGACTTGGTTGCTGTTATTGAACGCAGCCCGCATGCTTTCTGGAAACTCAAAGTCAGTCTCAATGCTATTAACAAAACTTGAATCAAATGGAACTATTCTAAGCATCGAACGTGTTTGACCTTCTCATTATAGCAACGATTGTCATAGGCAATGGCTGGCTTTGCCTAATAACAACTTGCGCATCGTTCTCATATCCAGATGGGAAAAATATCTCCTTGTCTCCATTAAACAATGGAACCGCTGTATCCATAGACATACTGCTATCTCTGAAGGGCAGTCTGTCTAAGTTATTCACATCTGGCCCGAGTTCTGCCCCCACAGTGTCCAAGAACCTGGCAGTGATACCGTGTATACGCTTAATCTTGCCCTGTGCAATTCCGTCATTTGCGCCAGCCTCTAACCTTAATGTTTCCACAAGAGAGTTGTAAGACAGCCCGACATGCACCTTGCTTGCTTGGCGGTCTAACGTAATACTCCCGCTTGAAACAGTTTTATCTGGGTGTGTGGAACCGTCTGCCAGTATCTGCACCGATTCACCTTCAAGGTGGTCAAGCCCAGTTATTGTTGTGGTAGCTGCGCCATCATATGTGATACCGCTGTCTACATAAAAAGCATCGCCTACATCCTGGTTGAAATATATAGACTTCATATACACAATATGGCGCACGGTTGAACCATCTATTGTTCTCTTAACAGACAGGTAAACCTGGTCTTCAGTGCCGCTTGGAATGGCTGTTATGCTTTCGACAACACCACTGCCGCCTAATGGGTGTTGGTGCCACCCTATAGTATTGTTTGCAGGGTCGTAACTCAGCCCAATTAGCGTGCCGTCACCTCTGACAAACCATAAGATAAGTTCCGGCTCTTGCTGCCAAACCATATCAGTTACCCCACCTCTTGCAAGATGTTCCCCTAACACGGTTAAATCCCTGCCTACTAGGCCATCCGTATCTAAGCTAAAGGTAACTTCCTTTACTTTTTCCCCGCCCTTTTGAATCATAATTGTACTTGCGCCAGCCCGTAATGGCCTGACATCACCAGAACCAAAGGTAGTCTCTCTAAGTACATTTAAGTTAGTGGGCGTAACGGCCGTTGTGCCAGTGCCGCCTGACAAGGTAAACTCTGCGCTGCTAGTCATAATTTGCAAGAAACGCCCAGGAATCATGTGTTTGATAATATTAACTTGGTCAGAGGAGATTGTGACATTTACAGCATCATCGTCTTCTGTGCCAGGCGTATGGTTTTCAAAATCTGCCGTGACAGAACCAAATATTGATTGGGGCTTGCCTATTGTTCCAGCAAAGTAAAGCCTTTCCTCATAAAAGGCTACAGCCCGTGGCTGGCCCTGGTCGCCTCCGAAAGCCCCCAAAGACCATTTTGTTGTTGCATTAGCAGCACCAACAATATTGTGAGGCAATACAGATACACCACCATCATCTTCTTTTACCTTGGCTGTTACCACTGTCGCGGAATTAAACGATGTTATTTCTACATGGCCAGTATCATCGTGCCTATACTCCCAGTCAACATTACCATAGGTTTCGGTCCCTGACGTATGCACAGGAGGCGTATTACCTGATGTTTGGCTTGAACCAGTTACTTGCTTATAGACATGCCCGTTATAACGGACAAATTCATCGGCGTTATAACTTGTAGCCGCAGCCCACTCATCATATGTTACCTCAAGCACCTCGCGGAATCGCAATAAACGTCCAACGTCAGCGCTGGTAAACAAGGCTGCGGATGCTGTTATTGTTACGTTATTGCCTGTGTCAGAAGATGCGTAAAGAGTTGTGCTTGTGATGTTTTCATCAAGGTAGGGGCCATCAACAAAATCCATGTCCGTCAGCGTGAAGCTAGTAGCAGTCGTTCGCGTTAGCTTTGCGGGTTTATGGTCTTTATGCGCAAGAAAAACTACGTCAGCAGATTGAACAAAATTGATTTCAAATATATCCGTAACACTATATGTCGTGGCAACTTCTACAGGGCTGCCACCACTTTCCAACGGCGCACCATCTTGGAAAAACCTGATATAGTTAGCACCGAACTCAAGCACATATGCCTGCTCATCACTAAACTCAAAGGGTATTAGACGTACTTTGCCACCACTTTTAGATGAACCCGCATAGTAAGTGCCAGGCCGTCTAGTAACCCCGCCTTGTGGAAACACCACCATGTTCTGCAAAGTTTGCGCGCCAGCACTGTATTTCTGTAGGTCTATTCTCCCCTCAAGACGAGGCGATAGTTCACCGGCTTGAAAGCTAGTTACAATTGATGAAACTCTAGCCATCTTAGAACCTTGAATTTATAAATGAGTCTGCAATGATTTTGTCAGGCACACCTTCGGCAGCGTCCATAGACCTGGCCTCTGCTAACCTTGCTTGATATAACTGAAACATTTGTTGCGCAACAGAATTACTGCCAGTGATGGCATACGCTACTTCTGATGCCAGCTTGTGTGCAACTGTGCTAGAAAGCAAACTGTCGTATTGTTCAGTGTCAGTTAGCCTGCTTACATAAATAATCTTACAAACGTCTTCGTCCGTTAGTATCTTGCGGCCTTCTACTTTGAACATATTTTGGGAATCGTATGCAGCAATGTGGTTGTCTACATTTGTATTCCAGAACGATAATACCCTCAAACAATAAGGATTAGTCGGTAATGTGTACTGGTACTTAAAACCAAAGTCTGGTGCCACGCTATCACGCGCCAAAGCTTTTCTAGTGATGGCTGCGTTCCAAGGGTGCGCTCTTAGCACTTGGTCACGCACAGTTTCAAACCTACGGTTACATAACCTAGCTTCTTTTGAGTTTTCTGTCAGAGCCGTGATAGTTGCTGCGCCAAGCAAATCCATAGCTTCATTACAAATATCAACAACTGATGGCATGGTTCACTAGCCTTTCAACTCTAATCAGTACGCCCTTGCTTAAATTCTTCTCGCCGCCAATGACAGGGCCGCGTTTTCTGTATGCTTCTCTTGCTATCGTTTTCAACTTTTCTGTTGGTAATAATACCACAGTTTCGTCATCAAGTATAAACGCCCAATGCGTTGCTTGCGTTGTTGCCAACCCGCTAGGCTTGTTTCTACAAAAAAACTCCACAAACACATTACCAGTTCGTGAAGCTACAAAATCTCTTTTCACCTCTATAGTGTTTCCACTTAATATGCCTCCAAGCCATTGCTCAGCTATTTGGCCTACTTCTAAATCCCAGCGGAAGTCTCCGCACGGTTTCATCATGTTACCCTCCAATTAGGCAGTGAATGGGGCAGCACAGAAACCCGTGCCACCCCGTTAGTCTTAGTCTGGAGATTCGTCACAAAGGATTTTAACAACCTTTGCTTCTTCCATCCGAACCGCACCGATTGACATGCAGTAGTAGACCTGGGTCGCGTAACCCTTGTCAGCACGTTCGTCAATACGGGCAGAGATGTCTTTACCAATACCCAGAGTGATACCGTCTTCTGCCCATGCAAAACAATCACGAACATCGTCTGTCTCTGAACCATCAGAGGTTGCTAGACGGTTAGTCATGATAAACTTGAAGCCCATAAAGGTATCCAAGTCACCCTGCACCAACGCCTTAACAGTATTGAAGTCTGATGACGTAACAGTCGTATCAGCCAACAAAGACTGGATTTGGCTTGGGCCACAAGCTAGGTAACGCTGGATTGATGGGTCAACATCACCAGCATCCAACAACTGCTTGGCTTCACGAAGCTTTGCAAGTGTCAGGTTTGTATTACCTTGTGCAATTGTGTTGGTAATGGTAGCAGAACCGGCACCAGCAACACCTGTTGCGGCAGTACCAAGTGCAGCAGTAATGATAACATCATCCATTGCACGGCCCATAGCAGCAGCAGATGCCATTGCATAAGCTGATGTTGGGTCAATCAACATGCGAACCTTATCTTGGTCGTCAATTAGGTCTGCATATTCGTAGTCAGCCAAGGTTAGACGACGCCGTGAGTGTGGGGTGTCAATCTGTGGTGTGTCTTGGTGACGGGTTGTCCGAAGCTGGGCTGTAGCAACGCCAACTTGGTCGATGAAAGCATCTTTTCCGACAACAGTTTCTACGCGAACCGCATCACGCAGACGAGAACCCATCTGCTGTGATAGCATCTGCACGTTTGCAGAATACTGTTGTACAAATGCTGTGGTTACTTGTGTGGACATACTGTCCTCCTTTTAGTTACACATTTACATTTGAACTTTGCGGTGTGCTACCCGTATCTCGGACACTCCTGGTCTTTTTGGCCGACTTAGGGCCATCGTCTTTCCGATTGTCGCCAGGACGAGTTGCCTCGCTACCCTGCATAACCCACTCATAATAATTTTCTGCGAGTGCGTTAGGATTCATTACATCTCGCTGAGAGCCAAACTCTACAGCAATCCGTAAACAATCGAGGCGTACATTGAGTCTATCCAACTCATCCATGCACCATGCCCCACAATTCTTGTACTCTTGCAACCGCCTGTTGACGGCCTACTAAATTCTTTCTGTCCCAGTATGGTCCATTTCTGTCATTCATAATGGCGTCAATCTCAGCTTTTGCATCCGCTGGCGTCATTACATTTGACTGTGACATTTCTGCAACAGTGTCTTCACTGGTCACAGATTGCCTGAAATCAGCGATTTTTGCAAATGCTTTAATAAACTCAGGGTTATCCCCTAGTTTAGAACCATCTTGCAAAGTGATATCAAACATCTCTGGGTTGCCAAATTCCTGTGCAACCTTGGCGGCGGCTTCAACTTTCTGGTCAAAAGCGCGGCCCCACTCTTGCTTTAAAGAAGAAACCGTTGCTTCTCTAGCAGCTTCAGCCATCTCAACTGTTGCAGCTCCGGTCTTTTCCACTGTACTACGGTAATATTCAAGAACACCCTGCGCTTGGTCGGGTGTAAGGCGCAGTTTGTGCGCAATATCCGAGTATTCTTTAGCTACTTCTTCCGTAACTATAGAACCGTCAGCGGCTATCCCATAGTCTTGTGGTGTCTCTGGGCGGCCAAGGCGGTCATAAATTCTGTCTAAATCTTCCTCTGTAGGGTTGCTGGGCATTGGAATCTTATCGGTTCCAATCAATCTTTGCGCGTTTACATAGGAACGGGCTAGGTTCTCAACATCTTTTATAGGCGAAATGCTAGGATGGTCCCGTAGTTCTTCTGGTATCATGTTTAGAAACTCGTTACCAGACCCGCCTGATGCAACCTCCGCAGGGGTCTCCATCTCTGGCTGGGCTACCTGTTCGGTGTTCTCTAGTGACATAATTACTCCTCTTTCATCATATTGTGGATATGAAGGATAACAGCACGTTTTCCTTCTTCAAAAGCTGTGGCATTGGCATCGCCAGGCACATAGCTGGAAGCACGGTAATTACACCGCGCCTCTAAGTCCGACAGGACTTTTTTGCCGCCTTCGTCTTCAAAGGCTTCTTTATACATAAACTTTAGCTTTTCTATTTCTTTGTTCACTTAGAAACCATCCTGACTGCCTGCGCTGCTTGTGCGCCGTCCGCAACATCGCGTGATAATTCTTCGCGTTCCATCATTGCTTGTTGTTGCTCTGCACGGTCTTGTCGCACCTGGTTCACTTCACGTTGAGTTTTAAGTGTGGTCTTTGGAACTCCAAGTGCCTCAGTGATATGGCGAACCAACCCGTCAGGGTCAATGTGGTCGCCAACAGGTAGAGACTGCGCTAACGGCATCAGCACTTCTAAAGCCTTTAAGGTGTTGTTAAGACTACTAGATTTCTGGGCTCTAGCTAGAGGCGACACATACTCTATATCTACATCCCGCCCTTGCAATATCTCAGGCGCTGGCATTAATAAGTTTTCTCTAACCATTAAAGCAAACACCCTGTCTATTAGTGGCCGCAACATCTCGTTCATCAATCTGCCTAGCACAGGGCCTATTACCCTCATGCGTTCTTCTTGGCGTTGGATGACCTCTGTTGCTGTCATATTAGGTGAGCCACCAACAAGTAATTGGTCAACAAAGAAAGCAGAACGAATAGCTTGCCTTCGCTGGTCCTCCATAGACAGCCCAATAGGAATGTTAGCACCCGTATTTAATGGCGTAATTGTGTCCCTAGAACCAGCGCGATAGAAGTTTAGGCCACCAGGTTGCGTTCTAATAGGCAATAAAAAGCCGTCATCAGGAACCAACAAAGGCGGGTCTATCATTTTCTGAGAAGCTTGAATAATGGTTTTAGACATTAAATTCAACATCTTAACGTCTGGCAGCGCAACCATTGCAGGGCTTCTACCCATAACCTCGCCAGTAGCTTTCAAGAACCGAGGTACAACATAAGGCAGTTCTTCAAACCCACCTTCTGAAATAGCCATTTTAGTCTTCATGCAAATATACACAGACATAAACGGCATGTTCTTGTTGTCTGCTTTGCTAGGGTCTCTATCCACCCTTGGCGTAACGCAATGCAGAATATCAACAGTTTCATCTGGAGTTTTTTCATAAACACGTTTGATGTGTTCGCCAACAGAATCAATACCAAATCGTTGAACAGCAGCTACAGCGCTAATAGAATATTTCCTAAATACCGTATCAACTATTCCATATTGGTCTTCTTGGACATAGAACTCTGATATGTGCCTTGTGCTACACCGCAAATGACCCTTGTCCATCTCGACAAACATACAGCCTGTGCCAAACACAACCAGGTCAACGTACATTTCATGCACTTCTGTTTCAAAGTTAGACTGGTTAAAGGCCCTCATCATGCGGGCGCTAGTGTCTTGCAACCACTCGCGCACCTCATCATCGCGGTTTAACTCTGTATCTTTGACGTCTAAGTGGAACCAGGGAGAAGCCCCACTTGTCAGCATACCATGCAAAGATGCAGACAAAAGGTCCACAGCTTGCAAAGCAGTTCCATCAAAGATTTGTTCCATACGCTTCTCGCCGCGAGAACGCTTCTTTACAATATCTGCCTTTCTTGGCAGCATGTAATCGCCTAACTCTTGGTAATGCGTATCCCAGTTATCTCGCCGCGCCTTGATGTAATCAAAACGCTTAACAAGTCCTTTAACGTAATCTTGCATGTTTTACCCCATTAAAGTGGGCGGTTGTCCAGGTGCGGCTGAATCACCTAAAGCACCAGCAACAATGGTAGAGCCTCTACCCTTACGCCTGCGGCGCTGTGTCTGCACTTCTTCTTCCGCTAAAGTCGCAGCCTTTGCCTCATCTACAACTGGTGGCAATGGCGGTGGTGGTGGCGGTGGTGTTGATTTGGCGCGTAAAAAACCCATAATTGTCTCCTTATAATGCAAATGGATTGTATTCGTTCATAGTTACCTGTTGCGGCGGTTTTGTGTAGTTAGACCTATTTTCAATGCCAATAGCAAGATACCTAAACGCATCGGCTGAATGTGATGTAAAATCATGTCGCGGCTGGTCACGAAAAGTTTTCTTACGTTCATCATACTCTTGCCTGTATTGCCTTAACATTTCCAAGCCTTCAGTACACTTATCCCTATCAAAGTGGCACTTAGGTAATAGCATACGCGCAGCATTTATGCCATCAGCAACTTTCATCTTAGGAATGACGCGAAACTTAATGCCCAGAGTATACGCCGTTTCTAACCTGGACTTGCCTGACCCCAACTCCCTCACCTCAATGTCATGCGGCGCTAAATGGTCGCCGTAATTGTAGTCCTTCCTATTAAGAACATCTGCGTAATGGTCTAAACCAACACCACTGTTCTCATAGTAATCAATTATATTAACAGCCCCGCCACGAAAAATCTGAGCAAACCAAATGGCTGTACTGTCATTAATGCCCAAGTCCCAAGCAGTATGCACAGGATAAGCAGGGTCATAAGGCACCCTTGTTATCCTACCATCATCCTCTGCATCTGCCAATAACTTGCCGTAATAAGCGCCAATAATGGCAGCAGTAAACGAACACTCATACTCCTGTTCATACTGTTCCGGCGTCATCTGCGATTTAGCGGCCTTCAACTCGTCAGGCTTTACCAACCCACTCTCACTAGCCTTGACTATCTTATGATACCACTGGTCGGAACCCTCCTCCTGTTGTTTCCTAGCTGTTTCTAGCAAATCAAAAAAATGATTATGTCCCGCTGGGGTGCCTAAAAATACAGCCGCCCCCTCTCTGTCAGATAGTGCCGGCCTAACAACCTCCCCCCATACCCTCGGATTCTGCATCCCAAACTCATCAAACGCACACATATCTAAATAAATGCCACGAAGGGAATCAGGATTTTCCGCAGACAACAGCATCAACCTACCACCATTAGGAAAGTCTACCCGTAGTTCAGTCTCATTAAACCTAACACCTGGTATGACGCCTGCATAATACTTCACATAATCCCAAGCAATCCTCTTGGCCTGCGTAAAAGTAGGTGCCACAAACGCAACCCTTGGCCTCGGCAACTCACAGGTCAACGCCTTCTTGATAAGTTCATTAACAGCCCACACAGTCTTTCCAAAGCGCCTGTGCATCACCAACACATTCCAACGCTTCAGGTTATTGTGCATCTCTGCCTGCAAACCCCTCGGCTTGTACGGTATCTTAACTGGTTGTGCCACTGTCACTCTCCCACAATATCCGCACAGTACCGTCACTAACCTCTACACCAGCACGGTTCTTGGCCTCGCCAAACTTCTCAGGCAATACCTTGCCCACCTTCCACCGTACATGATGCGCATAGTCCCGTAACACATTAGGATTGTAATCCTTCCTTCCATGCAAAGCGTCACCATACAATGTGTCTAACTCCTCTAGCGCCTTCTCAGCACTGTACTGCTGCGCCTCCTTAACAGCCGCCGCAAACTCCTCATCGCGCTTGCAACGCTGGTAGAACGCAGTCCTGGATACACCAGTGGCCTCGCATACGTCCACAATGCTATGCCCGTCTGCAATGCTTGATAAGATGATGTCGGTTCTCTGCCTTGTTAGCTTTGTCATGGGTTCCTCTTAGGCTGTGTGTTGAATAGTAGTATTTAACATATATAAAGCCGGCCTCGCGCTGTCGGGGGTGGTGGGTGCCAAAACAGCCCCCCTATGCCTTGCGCAGCGCAGGCAATGCAGTGTGACATTTGTGCAACAGTGTGTGACATATTTGCCACAGTTGGTTTTGTGTGATAGGCTCGGCAGCGTTGCAATGCAGCGCGGGTGACTCTGTGCTTTGTGCGTGTATTGAAATGTAAAACCAACCCTTCCCAAAACAAAACCTAAACAATATCAACGGTTGCCTGTCTTATATATATAAACAAAACTTTTTCCAATGTGTAAACTTTTTTTGCTATGGGGTGTTGACATGGCGCAGATAGTGCGCTATCTAACAATCAAGACAACAACCTTGGAGGGTTAAACAATGCAAATCGACTACATCGAATCATCGTCAAACTATGACATTGCAACCGATATTTATTCCACTCTTATGCACTACAAGACTGGCAAAGGCATTGATTATATAGACCTTGTGGAAGTTATCGAACACTTAAAACACCATTACCAAACAGACCAAACACCCGTTGCCGTATCAATACGCAACGCGGCAACATTCAATTTAGAGGGTTAAGCAATGACACATCACTATATCATTTGGGGCAAATACGGCAACGACAAGTTAGAGTCGCTAATGGTTGAAACCGTCAATGGCGGTTATATCCAGACAATAGCGCAAGCGAACGCAATCATTCGCTATTGGCAAGAAAAGGCTAATGACGGCATGGTTGAACATGTCAGAGATTGGCGCATTGCCAAGGTTGACCTATCAACCAAGCCAAACTTTACCGCAGCCATTAACGCGTAACAGCACAACAAAACCTTGGAGGGTTAAACCATGCAATACAAATACAATGATATAAAAGAAGTCTTGACCGATTGGTTGGACGAAACAAAAAACCATCAAGGCGCAGACTTTGCCGATTATGTGAACAAGTTAGTTAATGATGGCGAGTTGCATCACGAAGTCTATAACACAGACTATTTTATCATCGGCACATATCAAGCAACTCAATGGATGGGCAGCGAAGCTTTCCACATCATTGGCCTAATAAAAGACTATGAACAAGACAATTTTGGCGAAGTCTTAACAGACTTATCTTGCCCAGAACGTGTTGTGAATATGTATGCCTACATCGTAGGCGAGGAAGTTATCAGCGACTTTATCAACAACGAGTGGGACGCTGGTGAACACGAAGAAGAACCAGAAGCAGAACAGCCGGAACTTGTCGAAGGTGTGCATTACTTAAAAGCAGAACGCGAGGCCAACAGTGATTGGATGCTAAAGATTACAACACCGCGCAAAGATTGGCCATCAAACTGGAAAGACCTTTTGTTGATGGTTGACGGCGCTTTGATAAAGCAGGGAGGCTAACAATGTTCATGCAATCAGAAGCTTTTGAAGCAGATTACTACAAGGGTTGGCTTATCCTAACAGATAAGACCATCACCAAAAATTATTGCATCCAGTTAAAAGACACCAAGACAGGCCGCAACATAACCCGCAAGCATTTCAAGCAATCAATAGACCTTGTGGGATTTGATAAGGCCTGCAGCACGTTCAAGAAATTATCAGTGGAGGCATAGACAATGGCTAACAAGCTAATAATAGGCCTTGGCCTTTTCATGGTCTTATTTGCATCAAGCATGCAAGACCCACCACACAACCAAATGTCAGACGCAGCATTTGCCTTGCAGATATGCCTGCTAATAGCTGGCATGGGGCTGGCTGTTTATGGCGCAAGACGCAGCAAGTAAAACAAAGGCAACAACCAATACCATTGACGGCCAAAGGGCTGTCAGTGGCCTTTAAATCGCTATTAAACCTATGGAGGGCTAAAC